TATTGTATCATGGATAATGTAACACAACATAAAGTATTCCCTACTATCATAAATGAATTTAATTATGATATGGACAAACAAGAATACGACCTTGTGATTGATGAACTTAATGATATGGAAAAATATGATAATGAGCTTATCATTCAAACAACAGATGACTTAGGTAAACACATACCAAAGTTTTCTAAACAAATTTTTGATATAACAAAAAGTATTTGTGAGAAACAATCTTACCTATATGATAGATTAGAATTTACAGGTATGTGGGCAAACAAATTAGTTAAAGGAGATATACATCCACCCCATACACATTCGAATAATGTTTTTTCTGGTGTATATTATTTGAAAGGTGGTTCACCAATACAGTTTTTTGACCCAAGACCACAGGCCCATGTTTTACATCCTAATTTAAAGTACACTACAATTGATAATTCAGGTATGATGCAATTCGAATCTGAAAAAGGATTTGGATTAATTTTTCCTAGTTGGTTACAACATTGGGTGCCACAAACACCTAAAGATAGAATTAGTATTTCATGGAATGTTTTATTAAGAGGACAGTATGGACAACCAAACACATTACAAAATTCATATATCTAAACTTAACGAAGTTTATTTAACAGTAGAGTGCGACAATGATGGTACATGTCGTGCATTGGTAGATTACTTTACTTTTGAAGTGCCTGGTCATAAATTCATGCCAGCATTTAGAAATAAAATGTGGGATGGTAAAATAAGATTATTTTCTGATAAGACAGGAAAATATATGTAGGTCTATTTATCTTACATCAAAGAATTCTGTGAAAGAAACGACATACAATGTATAGTTGATAGTGATGTAGATGATTCAGATAATTTAGATATAAAAAAAGTAACAGACTTTGTAAAATCTCTTAAACCAAAATCAAAAGGAAAAGAATTAGAAGTAAGAGATTATCAGATTCGTGCAATACAATATGCATTGAGTAATCACAGAGGTATGTTAGTATCACCTACAGCTAGTGGAAAGTCATTAATCATTTATACATTAATAAGATTTTATAATTATTTACTCAAAGGAAAAAAAATATTAATACTAGTACCGACTACATCATTGGTAGAACAAATGTATTCTGATTTTATTGACTATGGTTGGAATGATAAATACTTACATAGAATATATCAAGGTCATGAAAAAGTAACAGATAAACCTGTAGTCATTTCAACATGGCAGTCTATCTATAAATTAGATAAGAAATATTTTGAAGATTTTGGATGTGTTGTTGGAGATGAAGCACATCTATTTAAATCTAAGTCATTAACAACCATTATGACTAAACTTTTAAATTGTAAGTATCGTTTTGGAATGACAGGTACTTTAGATGGTACACAGACTCATAGATTAGTTTTGGAAGGTCTATTTGGTAAAGTAGAAAAGGTAACATCTACAAAAGAGTTAATGGATAAGGATACTTTAGCTAGTCTTAAAATTAAGTGTATCGTTTTGAAACATAAAGAAGATGAGTGTAAGATTGTAAAGGATTTAAAATACAGTGAAGAACTACAGTATATTGTGGCTCACAAGACCCGTAATGACTTCATTACGACACTTTGCGATAAATTGACTGGTAACACTCTATGTTTATATCAATTAGTTGAAAAACATGGACTAGTGTTGTATAACATGATGAAAGACTTTGATAGAAAAGTATTTTTCATACATGGTGGAACAGACACAGAAACAAGAGAAGAAATTAGAGCAATAACAGAGAAAGAAACAAATGCAATCATTGTCGCGTCGTATGGTACATTCAGTACTGGTATTAATATTAGGAACTTGCATAATATCGTGTTCGCATCTCCAAGTAAGAGTAGAATACGAGTGCTCCAAAGTATCGGCCGTGGGTTGCGGAAGTCAGATAAAGGGGATATACAAACAACCCTTTTAGATATAGCTGATGATTTTACATATAAGGATAGAAAGAATTTTACATTGAATCACTTTTTAGAGAGAATCAACATTTATAATGAAGAAGAATTTGATTACGAGATAGATAGGATAAGGATATAAATAGTAAGTAACTATGGGAATAACGATATGACAGAAGATAATACTACTAGAGTAATAAAATTGTCAAACGGCGAGAGTATCGTTTGTACTTGTATACATAAACGCACAGATGAAGGTTCAGATAAACTACACATAATACATCCATTAAAAATGGAATTAAAGAATAGAGTAACTAAGAAAGGGGTAGTCGAGGCATTGACTTTATCTCGTTGGTTACAACCTTTTACTGAATCAGATGAGTTTGATATTGAAAAATCAAATATTGTCACAATTACTTCAGCATCTTTTGCTTTGAATAATTATTATAACTTTATGTTAGAATCATTTAATGAAGTTGATGCTAATTCAAATGAACCTATTGTACAACCTAGATTTAATAATGAAGTATCAGAAGAACAAGAAGAACAGGCATCAGAAGAAGTAAAAGAAATGTTTAACAGATATATCTCTGCGCTAAGTGGTGATAATAAAGAAAGAGAAATGGTAGAGGATGATTTATCAGAAGAAGAATTCGACAGTTTACCCTGTAGTGATACTAAACATTAAACATCCCTTTAGTACTATAGTATATTACCCGGCTGGACATAGCGATTATAATAGGTTCAACAAGGTTTGTCAACGCATTTAGCAAATAAATTAAATTTAAAGTATTTAGCAAATAATACTAATATTACTTGACATATTATGTTCAGCCTAGTAAGATGGTAATCATAATAACTCATCAAGGAAAATAAGATGGCAACAACAAAGAAAAAAGGTGTTCACTACATAGACAACAAAGAGTTTCACGCAGCTATGGTTGCATGGAAAGAAATATGTAAAGAGGCTGAAGAGGCAGATGAGGAAAGACCACAAGTAACAAATTACATAGGTGAATGTTTCTTAAAGATAGCAAATGGATTGTCCTATCGACCTAACTTCATTAACTATACCTATCGTTCAGAAATGGTATCAGATGGTATCGAAAACTGTTTACAGTATATACATAACTTTGACCCAAATAAATCAAAGAATCCATTCGCATATTTTACACAAATAATATACTATGCGTTTTTAAGAAGAATTCAAAAAGAAAAAAAACAAACTCATATCAAAAATAAGATGATTGAGAAACAACAGTATCAAACCTTTTGTGTAAATGAAGGTGATGATACAGTTTATGATGTAAGAGGTTTTGACCCAGACATTATGTTGCCTGATGAAGATGTATACAAGGTAAAGAAAAAAGAAAAAGTAGAAACCAAAAAAGGTCTTGAAACCTTTATGGACACCCCTGAAGAAAAACAAGATATTAAATAATGAAGATAGCGATAATTACTGACACTCATTTCGGTGCAAGAAATGATAATGTGAATTTTAATGAATACTTTTATAAATTTTATGAAGGTGTATTCTTTCCATATTTACAACAGAACAATATTAAAACAGTACTTCACTTAGGTGATTGTTTTGATAGGCGTAAGTATGTATCCTATCGTACTGCAAAAGACTTTAGAGAGAGATTCATATTACCATTTCAAGTTTTAGGAATTGACTTACATATGTTAGTTGGTAATCATGACATATATTATAAGAATACAAGTGAAGTAAATTCACTTACAGAATTGTTAGGTGGTAAACATAAAAATGTTCACATCTATGATGAAGCAACCGAAGTAAATTTTGGCGGACTACCAATACTACTCATGCCGTGGATTACACAATCAAATGAACTCTACGCAGAGGGTATGATTCATGAAACTAAAGCTGATGTCTGTATGGGTCATTTAGAAATTAATGGTTTTCAAATGAACAAGAATGTTTTCGTATCACAAGGTGGTCGTGAAAAAGAATTCTTTAGAAAGTTTGATACAGTTATGAGTGGACACTTCCACCACAAATCAGATGATGGTCAAATCTATTATCTTGGCACACCATACGAATTGTATTGGAATGACTGGGAAGATAAAAAAGGATTCCATGTCTATGATACAGAAACAAGAGAGTTAGAAAGAATAGTAAATCCATATACCATATATGAAAAAATATATTATGATGATACCAAAGAAAATTATTTAGAACATGATACTACAAAATATGCAAACAAGTATGTTAAACTAATTGTAGTAGTTAAAAAAGATTTATATCAGTTTGACCAATTCTTAGACAAGTTATATGAAGCAGATGCTTTTGATATAAAAATTGTCGAAGATTTTTCAGACCTAGATGCAAGTTCAGTATCAGATGATATTGTAGAGAACACAGAAGACACAGTAACACTATTAAACAAATACATTGATGACTTACCTATTGATTTAAGTAAAGATAGATTAAAGAATCAAATGAAATCCTTATACACAGAAGCTCAAGACTTAGACTTAGAATAATATGATAAAATTTGAAAAGGTTCGTTGGAA